GATGCGGAACGGCGGCAAGCTCTTCATGGCCTACCTCGAAAACGAGCGTGACGCCGAGGGCTATCAGGGCTGGTCGCTGACCCGGGTCTACGCCGAGGAAATCACCCAGTTTTCGTCGCTGACGCCGCTGCTGAAGCTGCTCGCCACCCTGCGTTCCCCGGCAGGCATCAAGTGCCAGATGAAGGCGACCTGCAACCCGGGCGGGCCCAGCCACTTCGCCGTCAAAGCGATGTTCATCGACAACGGGGCCAACAACATCGTCACCGACCCCGAAACCGGCGTCACCCGGGTTTTTGTGCCGTCCAAGGTCAGCGACAATCCGGCTTTGCTCAAAAACGACCCCGGCTACATCAACCGCCTCAAGGCGGTCGGCTCGCCGCAGCTGGTCGAGGCATGGCTGAACGGCAACTGGGATGTGATCGAAGGTGCCTTTTTCAGCGAATTTTCGAGGGCCAGGCACGTCATTAGCCCGTTTCCAATTCCCAGCAGCTGGATCAGGTTTAGATCGATGGACTGGGGCTCGGCCTCGCCGTTCTCGGTCGGCTGGTGGGCGGTGGTGCAGGATAGCTTCATCCATGACGACCGCATCATCCCCCGGGGCGCGATCATCCGCTACCGCGAGTGGTACGGAGCCAAGCCCGGCTTCGGCAATGTCGGCCTGATGATGACGGCCGAGCAGGTCGCCCGGCAGATCGTCAGGACCGAGACCGACGAGAACGGCAAGCGCGAATATATCGCCTACGGCATCCTCGACCCGGCGGCGTTTGCCGTCGTCAGTGGCCCGTCGATTGCCGAGACGATGATCAGGCACGGCGTTTCCTTCCGCCGCGCCGACAATGTCCGCGTCTCGAGAGACCGGCGCATGGGCGGCTGGGATCAGGTCAGGAACCGGCTGAAGGGCAACGAGGACGGCAACGCCATGCTGTTCATCTTCGACTATTGCCGCGATCTCGTCCGCACCCTGCCGATGATGGTGCATGACACGCACAACCCGGAAGACCTCGACACCGACAGCGAGGACCACGCCGTCGACGAATGCCGTTATGCCTGCATGTCGCGACCCTATTTCCAGATCGCCCCCGATCTCAACGACCGCAACCCGTACCTGATCAAGAACGCTTTCAAGCTGGAAGATTGACGGATGAGCCAAATCACGACGATAAACACCGCCACTAGGGCAAAACACGACCGCGCACCGCAAGGATTGCTGTGATGCCCTCGTCCACGTCCTATACCGACGACAAGCCGCAAGGTGTCGACCCGCGCTCGGCCGCGTCCGACAAGGTCGAGCTGACCGGCGTCGACGCGCCCGGCCCGGGCAGCGAGGACGAACCCGTCGACCCGAAATACTGGCTGCGCTGCCTCGAGGACGCCGAGCGCGCCGAGGCGAACTGGCGCAAGCGCGGTCGCACCATCGTCGGGATATACAGAAATGAACATGGCTCGGGTGGTACTGGCAAGTCGCGCAAAGGCGCGTCTCAGGTCACTTTCAATATACTTTACGCGAATACTGAGACGATGCTTCCGGCGATTTACCAGAAGCCGCCGCAGCCGGTCGTCAGGGCCCGCTTCAACCAGCCCTCCGAACCGCCGCCGCCCCCGCCGATGGTGGGAATGGCTCCAGCTCCCGGAGCCCCCGGACCCGTCCCTGCTGCCGGGCCTCCCATGCCTCCCACCGGCCTCCCGCCCGAACTGGGACCAGTGGACACAGGCCTCGGACCCCAGCCCGAAGGCATCGGACAACCCGGCATCCCCGGAGGGGTCGCACCTCCTCCGGTTGACGGCATGGCACCTCCAATGGCGGGACTGGTACCTCCACCACCACCGTCAACGCCCGGCAAACCAAGCCAGAAAGACATCGAAACGGCTGCGGCCGTCATGGAAAAGGCGCTGGAAATAGTCGTCGACGACGAGCAGAGCGACGAGAGCGTCAAGGCGGCGATCAAGGACCTGCTGCTCCCGGGGCGCGGCACCTGCCGCGTGCGCTGGAAGCCGCAGATGGAACAACGGCCGGTCATGGCCGGGGATGGCACAACGCCGCTGCCCGACCCGCTGGCCGCCCGGGGCCTCGGCGACAATGGCGGCCCGCCCATGGAGGAGGTCAAGGTCTGGGAAGAGGTCGGCGACGAATACGTCTACTGGGAGGACATCCTCATCGACCCGGTGCGCGCCGCTGGCGACACCGACTGGATCGCCTTCCGCCACCTGTTCGGCGAAGACGCGCTGGTGCAGGAGTTCAAGGGCAATCCCGCGTTCGATAAAATTGTGGAGAAAGGCAGGCTCTCGGACCTGCTCAAATGGACCGAGGAAAGCGCCGCCAAGGATGCGGTCGGCGGCGGCGGCGCGATCAAGACCTCCGACAAGCTCGGCGACGTCATCAAGAAGGCCATGGTCTGGGAAATTTGGGACCGGGTGCGCAAGCGGGTGATCTGGTTCATCCGTGACGTCGGCGGCCTCACCCTGCGCGTCGACCCCGACACCTACAGCCTCTCCGGCTTTTACCCGATCCCCCGGCCGATGCTCGCCGTCACCACCACCGACACGCAAATCCCGCGCGCCTTCTACGAGCTGTACGCCGATCTGGCCGCCGATCTCGACGAGACCTCGCGCCGCATCTCCAACCTGACCAAGCAGATCAAGGTCCGGGGCGGCTACAACGCCGCCAGCCGGGCGATTGCCGACCTGCTCAAGGCCGACGATCAGGTCATGCTGCCGGTCGAGGGCGTCGACATGCTCAACGGCGGCCTCGCCAACCACATCTGGCTGGTGCCGATCGTCGATTTCATGGCCGCGCTCGACAAGCTCTACACCGCCCGCGAGCAGATCAAGCAGGCGATCTACGAGATTATGGGCATCTCCGACATCATGCGCGGCGCGACCAAGGCGAGCGAGACCGCCACCGCCCAGCGCATCAAGGGCTCCATGGGCATGGTGCGGCTGCAGGACCAGAAGCAGCAGGCAGGCAACTTCGTCCGCGACCTCTTGAAAATGAAGGCCGAGATCATCGCCCAGAATTTCGACGCGGAGACGCTCAGCGCCATGACCGGCGAGGACGTCACCCCCGAGGTGATGGCGATCCTGCGCTCCGATTTCACGCGCACCTGCTCGGTCGACATCGAGGCCGACAGCACCGTCACCCCCGACCTGCAGGAAGAGCAGCAGTCGATGGCGATGATCATGCAATCGGTGCAGGGCGTCATGCAGGGCGCGGCGCAAATGCTGCAGACCGGGATCTTGCCTCCGGTCGCGGTGATGCAGCTCTCGCTCGAGCTTTTGAAGATGTTCCTGTTCCCTATCCGTTACTCGCGGCCTGTCATCGAGCTGATCGACGACTTTCAGGAGAAGCTGCAGATGCAGCCGCCTCCACCGCCGCCACCCCCTCCCGGCGCTGGTCCGCCTGCGCCAAACGGAGGCCCCCCGGGCGGTGGACCGACCACTTCGCCGCCACCCGGGGGAGCGAAACCCAATGGCCTGCCACCCGGCATGCCGCCCATGTAGGAGACCAACGCACATGACCAAGACAACGACCAGCACCAGCACACCCGATCCGGCCACCAAGGCCCTGCCGGAGGACGCCTACCAGAGCGAGCAGTTCAAGAGCGAGCCCGATCCGGTGGAACCGGCGGTCGAGCCGGAAAAGGCCACGCCCGTCGATATCGCGCCCGGCCAGCCCTATCCGACCGGCAACCCGCCCGTCCCGGAGCCTGAGGGGAGCAAGGAGCCATGAGCCAGTCCTTCCCGCTGCCGATCACGCAGGCCATGGTCACCCCGGCCTACGTGCCGGTGATCACCTACAAGGGCGGCCAGTCGGGCGACGACGTTTTTCAGTCTTCGGCCAACTCGACCGTAAGTTATTCGCCGCGCACGCAGGCCCAGAAGGCCGGGCAGCTCGGCGTCGGCATGGCGGTCGACGTCACCACGCCGCGCGGCTGGATCGATCCGCTCGAACCCTACGCTGCGCCGCCAGCTGCCCCCGTGCTGACGTCCATTGCCCCGACGACCGGGGTCCATGGTGCGGCCGCGATGGAAGTCACCCTGACCGGCAGCGGCTTTACACCGGGCTCGGCGGTCTACACGGGCGGCGTTCTCACGCCGTTCTACGAGTATGTGTCGTCGATCGAAATGAAGGTGACCATCGACCTGCTCAATTCGGTCGCTGGCATCATCGACATCAAGGTCGTTGACCACGGGATGCTGTCGGTCGCCCGGCAGTACACGATCACATGATCAGCCCGCGCGACCCGGTGCCGAGCAACAACCCGATCAACCATGCGACCGGCAGGCCGATGTCTGACCGGCAGGTGCATCACCTGCAGCAGATCGAGGAGGCCGGGAGCCTGCTCTACGACGTCATGCACGATGCCGAGGGCTCGGCCCGGCCCGGCGACCATCAGGATCACGTCTACGGCTCGCGGCGCATGTCCATCGCCGCGACGCATCTGGAGATTGCCCTGATGATGGCCCGCAAGGCCGCACTGGAGGCGAAATGACCATCTGGGTCTACCGGGGAGGCGTGATGGTCATGAAGGGGCTGGAGCGGTCTGGGTTGACGCCTGTCCGCTCCGGCTTCCCGACCCCGATGATCAGCCGCATCGAGGCCTACGAGAGCCCGATTGACGGCAAGGAAATTACCAGCTGGGGCCAGCGCAACGCCGAGATGCGCGAGCATGACACCTACGATCCGAGGGATATGCCCGAGGGTCATGTCTACGAGAAATCGAAAGGACGACGCCATGAGTGACACCGACAACGGCCGACCAGACGAGCCGGTCGAAGAGGCTCCCAAGAGCCTGCGCGAAATCGCCGCCGAGGCGTGGGACGAGGTCGAGGCCGACTCGGCCGAGATCGCGGGCCAGGCACCCGCACAGGAGCCCGAACAGGAGCCCGGCGAACCGAGAACTGGACAAGATGGCCGAAGCAGGGATAGCTTTGGCCGGTTCGTATCGGGTGAGCAGTCGCAAGACCCAGCCCCGGGAACACCAATTCAGGCACCCACAGGTGTGCAGCCTCACCCAGCCCCTCCGGGGAGTAGCAGTGAAGCGCCTGCACATTGGAGCCCTGAAGATCGCGCCACATTCACCAAGCAGACGCCGGAGGGTCAGGCCTTCCTCCTGCGCAGGCACGGTGAAATGGAGCGGGATTATCAGGGGAAGGTGCAGCAGAGCGCGACAGCAGTCCAATTTACGCAGGCTCTCGCGCCCGTCTTCGAAGAGCCCCGGATGAAGGCCTCACTGGCCGACGTCGAGGGGCGTCCACTGCATCCGGTGCAAGCCATCGAACAGTGGGCGCAATTCCACCTCCGCGCCATGGACCCCAATCCACAGGTGCGGCTGGGGCTCATCCGAGAACTGGCGCAGCGCTGCCAAGTGGACCCAGCGGCCCTCGGCAACTCGCCGCCGCCCGGCCTGTCCGAACAGGACTTGGCCGATCCGGCAGTCAAGTATTTCGCCGACCATGTCGGCAGAACGGTGCAGGAAGTTCAGGCCCTGAGAGGCGAGCTGAATGCGTTCAAGTCGTTCGAACAGGAACGGCAGAACGAGGCAGTCCTCAGGACCACGCGACAAGGGATCGACAGTTTTGCTGAAGCCAAGGACCCACAAGGGAATAAGCTTTACCCGCATTTCGATGCGGTGCTCCCGCAGCTCATCGAGCTGTTCCGGGTCGACCCGAACCGCGATCTCAAGGAAGCATACGACACCGCTGTCTGGATGGCTCCGACCGTCCGGCAGGGTCTGCTGCAGCAGGAGCGATCCCGCGAAGAGCAGAAACGTCAGAACGGCCGGGCCTCGCTGGCGGCTCGCGGCAACATTCGTGGCCGCACCTCCCCCGTCAGCAAGCCCGACAGCAATGGCGCGGGGCCAAAATCCTTGAGGGACACGATTGCAGCCTCTGCAGACGAGGTCGGCTTTGAGGGCTGAGTGCCCGATGGAGCTGAACCATGGCCGAGCCTACGGTCAATCAACTGGTCGCGACAACCATCGCGAACTACCACAAGCAATTTGCCGACAACGTCTCCAATTCGAATGCCGTCACTGCGCTCCTGCGCATGGGCGACCGCATTCGGACGGTCGACGGTGGCCGGTCGATTGCTTGCCCGCTGACCTACGCTGAAGAAACCTTCGCGTGGTACGTCGGCACCGAGCTGCTCTCCCGGGCAGTGAAGGAAACAATCTCGGAGGCGGACTACGAGCCCGCCAACGCTGTCGCATCGGTCACCCTGTCGGGTCCCGATCTGGCAAAAAACAAGGGCAAGGAGCGCACCCTCAACTTGCTCGAGGGCAAGCTCGACAACGCCGAAGCCACGATGAAAAACAACATCACCAAGGCCGTCTATGGCGACGGCACGGTGGCGAAGTCTTTCGCCGGGCTGAAGGCGATGGTCACCGACGCCGGGACCGGCATCGTCGGCGGCATCGACGCGACAACGTGGCCGTTCTGGAAAAACCAGTTCACGCCATGGTCGGTCGCTGCGGCCTACCCGGGCCTTAAGGCGGCAATGAACGCGCTGTGGATGAAGCTCATCCGGGGCACGGAAAAGCCGGACCTCGTCCTCGGCGACGGGGAAATCTACTCGACCTACGAAAGCGGCCTGCAGGAGAACCAGCGCTACGCCGACGCCAAACTGGGCGCGCTCGGCTTCGAAACGCTGAAATACAAGTCGGCCGCCATCGTCTTCGACGGTGCCGCCAGCGGCCTTGTCGGCGGGTACATGATCAACACCAAGTACCTGAAGCTCGAGGTCTACGAGGGGCGCAATTTCGAAGCGCTCGACCTGCCGGACCAGTCGCCTGACATGGACGCCATCACCAAGCACATCGCCTTCATGGGGGCCCTCACGCTCTCCAACCGGGCGATGCAGGGACGGCTGCTGAAGACGGCATGACACCCCGAGTTCCCGGCAAGTCACTCTGCCGGGACGTCTGGGGTGGGTGGGGAAGCCCTAGCCCCACCCGCCTTCCTCTAGGGCACATGGAGCGAGAGCATGAACGACAACCCGACACTGGTCCGGTTCTACGTCGGCTGGGCCGAGACCGGCGAGACCAACGAGACCGGCCTGCCTGCCTACCGCGAGACGGTGATGATCCGCCTCGACCGGCCGCCCTACCTGTCGGTGACCCGCGAGGCCACCGAGGAGGACATCGACGACCACACCGACCCATACCGGCTGTTCGAGAAGGAGCAGAAGGCCAAGAAGCTGAAGCCCACCCAGAACGGCTTCCCGCTGGCCCTGTGGCCGGTCATCAACGAATTTCACCTGAAGATGTTCGCCGCCAAGGACGTCTACACGGTCGAGCAGCTGGCCAAGCTCGCCAAGCGCAAGGACATGCCGCCCGACTTCATCGAGCTGGCCGAACGCGCCGCGCAGATGGTCACCCTGATGAACAGCGGCGCGAAGTACGAGCCGATCATCCGCGAGAAGGACGGCCAGATCGCCGCGCTGAAGGAGCAGGTCGCCGAGGCCATGGCCACCATCGCCACGCAGAAAGAGCTGATCACCATGAAGACCAAGGTGGCATAAATGGCCCAGCTCGGCACCGCCAAGTACATCGTCAATCAGGCCAGTCAGGAGATCGGCCTGACGCAGAAGCCGATTTCCACGGTCACCGGCAACGATCAGGACATCACCCAGATGCTGGCGCTGCTGGCGAACGTCGCCGACGAGGTGCTGCTCGAGGAACCCTATGACACGATCCTCGGCGACGGTGTTTGGTGCCGGGACAAGGACGGCAACCCCAAGATCGCGCCGACCACCGACGACGACGTCATCCTGTTTGACCGGCGTCTGGCCATCGACGGGGCGAAGTACCGTTTCCTCAAGGCCAAGGGGCTCGAGTTCGGCGAGGAGCTGCGTGACTTCACCACGCGCATGAACAAGATCGCGGGCCGCAATGCCCGCGTCCTCGACCTCGATACTGATGTGGGGCGCGTCGCATGAGGATGCTGCCCGCCCGAAAATTCAATGCCAAGCCCATGCAGGTGAAGCGGCAGGTGGCTGACATCAAGCATTTTACCGCGCCGCTGAAGGGCCTGTCGCTGTCGTCGAAGCTGACGACGGGCGACCCGCTGACCGCGCCGATCCTGTCGAACTGGGTGCTGGATGAGGACAAGATTTCCTCGCGCCCCGGCACCTTCAAGGTGTTCTCCGATCCCGGCGGCTTCCCGGTCGAAACCATCGTGCCGTTCTACGGCTTCCCCAGCGCCAAGGTGGCCGCCACCAATGGCAAGCTGGTGCATATGACAGGCCTGCTACTGAAGGGCGGTTTCGCCTCCAACGACTGGTCGTGGACCTCGTTCGTCAACCTCGGCACGCAGACGTACACGCTGATGGCCAACGGCCTCGACGGCGTCTGGAGCTGGGACGGGGCCGGTGCCTGCGTCAAGGAGGCGCTCACCTTCACCGGCATGGCGTGGTTCAATCAGAACCGCATCCAGATCGTCATGACCCACCAGAACCGCGTCTGGTTCGCCGACCGCGACAACCTGACGGTGTACTACCTGCCGGTTCAGCAGAAGAGCGGCAACGTCAAGCAAATCCCGGTCAACCAGCTGTTCAAGCGCGGCGGCACCATCCGTGCCATGTACACATGGTCGATCGACGGCGGCGCTGGCATGGACGACCGGCTGGTGATCTTCTCGTCCAACAATGAGTGCGCCATCTATCAGGGCAGCGACCCGGACGACGTGAACGGCAATTTCGGCCTTGTCGGCGTCTACCGTTTCGACAGCCCGATGTCGAAGCATTCCGTCGTGCAGTATGGCGGCGATCTCTATGTGCTGATCTCCACCGGGCTGGTGCCGATGTCGACCATGCTCCGGGCCGAGGGCGAGAAGCTCGGCAAATCCGACCAGAACGTCGTGTCGCTGTTCACCGAGCTGTCGACCCCCTACCGGGACCGCAACGGCTGGTCGGTGCAGCTCGACTACTCGACCGGGCGGATGATCTGCAACCTGCCGCAGGGCGCGCCCAACCGTTACCGGCAGATGGTCAGGAAGATGCCGACCAACTTCTTCGTGTCGTGGGCCGACATCCCGGCGCGCTGCTGGCAGTGGATCGACGACCAGCTGTTCTTCGGCGATGACAAGGGCAACATTTTCGAGATGAACCCGCGCTACCTGTCCGACGATCTCATGCCGATCCACGTCGACGTGCAGTTCGCATGGTCGTCTTTCGGCACCCCGGCGCTGAAGCAGTTCAAGCTGATCCGCCCCTACATCCTGACCGATGGCGCACCCGTGCCCTATGTCGACATCCGCTGCGACTACGACACCTCGCGACCGTTCAACCAGCCCGACCTCGCCTTCACCGTCGACGGGGCCGAGTGGAACCTCGCGCCATGGGACACCTCGAACTGGGCCGCCGGGGTGCGGGCGATCAACCAGTGGAACGGCGTCGCAGGCCGGGGCAATGTCGGCGCGGCGCGCATCGCCGCCGATCTCATCGGCACCCAGTTCTCGATCTCCGGCGTCGACGTCGTCTACGAAGGCGGGAGCATCATGGGATGAACGTCTCCTTCCAAGCCGATCAGGATTTCCTCGACTTCATGCTCGACGAGCTGCAGCTCGATCTGTCGCGGCAGCTGCTCGACAGCCCGGCATGGTTCACCGTCACCGTCAGGAACGATCACGGCGCGGTGATCGCGGCGCTGGCCTGCGAGTTCTGGTCTGACTTCGACTGCAAGTTCACCGCCGCCATCGCCGACGAGCGGGCGATCACGCCGAAGCTGCTGCACGTCATTTTCGGCACGCTGTTCTCCAAGGCCATTCGGATCACCGCCGAGGTCGACCCGGAGAACCAGCTGTCGGTCGACCGCCTTGAGCGGCTCGGCTTCGTTTACGAAGGCTACAAGCGCAAGGGCCTCGACGGTTTCCGCGACGCGATGATCTACGGAATGCTGGTCGAGGACTGCAATTTTTTCCCGGGAGTTAGGGCCTCCCAAGACGATATAGAACCGGAGGCCCCCGATGGTATCCCAACCGAAGTCGCCTGATCCATATGCCACGGCGGCGGCGCAGCAGAGCGCCAATATCGGCTCGTCGGCGGCCTCGGCGATCATCAACAACGCCAACGAGAACAACCCCTATGGCTCGGTGAAATATAACAATATCGGTTACGACACCGTCACCGATGCGCAGGGCAAGCCGCAGCAGGTGCCGCGCTACGAGCGCAACGTCACCCTGTCGCCCGAGCAGCAGGGCCTCCTGAACCTTTCCAACCAGACGCAGACCAACCTCGGCCAACTCGGCGTCAGCCAGTCGTCGCGGCTGCAGGGTCTGCTCGGCCAGGAGATGAACACCGAGGGCCTGCAGGACTGGTCGACCGGTACCGCGCCGAAGGCCTACGACGAGAACGCCTATGGCGCGCAACGCGATCAGGTGACCAATGCCCTGATGGAGCGCTACCGGACGCAGACCGATCCGCAACGGCAGGCGCAGGAAGCGAGCCTTGCCGCACGCGGCCTCGCGCCGGGATCGCAGAACTGGGGCTCGGTGCAGGACGCCCAGAACCGGCAGGACACCGATCAGGCGAGCGCCGCCGTTGTCGCCGGAGGCGCGGAGCAGTCGCGCATGCTGTCCGACGAGCGCGCCGGGAACCAGCAGCAGCAGGACTATGCCAGCTTCCTCAACAACCTGCGCTCGGGCCAGCTGCA